TAGATTATAGTTGTAAATATTACTCTAAAATACTAGCTGCAATTAAACATCCTTTAGAAACAGAGTGTAGTGGGTCGTCAGCATGTTTGACTACTTCAATACCTAGTGGAAAATCTGCTTCTAATAATTTCTCATGAAGTTTTTCCACATATCCATCAGCTTTAGAAGTGCCACCAGCAACAACTATTTTAATATCGTCCTTAAACTTAGGTAAAGACTTATGGCCAGACAATGCTGAAGATAATTGTTTAGCTGTATATTCTATCAATCTTTCATAATATGAAGCTACTGCACTGAGAACAGGACTGTCGTGAGGTTCACCGACTTTAAAATCACCACCTTCCTTTTCAACCTGTACAACACTATCTGGTTCTCCTGTAGCTACAGCACTCATACGGTCTACCCAATCGCCTGACTTTGTAGTGCTAAAGACTACTGTTGGTTCACCGTTAAGCATAACACAAACATTAGTCATACCAGCACCACAACTAATACCAATACCAGTATAATCGCTATCTTCTAATTCAGCATAGCATAGAGCCTCTGCTTCGTTAACTGAACGAGCATCGTAACCTACTTCTGATAAAATAGTTTTAACTACATCTTCATGATAGCCTACATCAAAATCATCATCTTCTTGATCTACAGGTTGTGCAGGTACGCAGAAAACTAATTTTTCTCCTGACTCACTAGCCTTGCCGACTACTTCTTTTAGTATGTAAGCTAATATTCTTTTAGCGTCTTTTTCTTTTACAGATACTACTCCACGAAACATGGGACGACGAGCAGTTTCATTTCTTTCTACTGCTTTTTCTATAGCATCTTTACCTAAAATTACAAATGAACCGTCTGTATCTTTAATAAATATTTTGCCTTTCAAACCTTTCTCAACCATCTTTGCTGCAATAGGAGTCGTTGGTTTGATTACATAAAAAGCATCTCTAAAATCTTTGAATACGATATTATCACCTTCATAAGAAGAAGCTATGATAAAACTTGTACCTACATCTAATCCAATCATATTATTTACCTTTCATACTTTTTAGTTTATTTACCGAACTTGATATGTCGCTTTTTACTTTTTTAGAATCAGCTATTTTATCAAATTTCTTTTCTAGTCCATCAGTATCAACTTTCAGGACTACTTTTGTATCATCTATTTCTATTGATTTATTTTTCTGTGTTGGTTTACCTTGACTTTTCAAAAAACTTGTAGGGGCAGCAAAATCTGCCTGACTACCTCTTGGCAAAAATAAGTATCCAAGTCCTGCACCTAGAGCAAAAACTATGATATAACTGCATATAAGCACTACACATACTATAATAGTTAAAGCATCCATGATTACTTTCTGTATTTATCCATAGTAGAATACCCCGTAACCCTTTTAATTTCCTTACCTTTACTGTAAAATATAGAGTAAGGTACTTTATTTACACCGTATTTACCAGCTAAATTAGGGTCTTTATCTATATCTATAATACATATAGTTGTATCTTTAAATAGATCAGAGTATTTAGTAAGGTCTTTTTTAAGATTGTTACACGGGCCACACCAACTTGCAGTAAAAATTAAGATTAAATCTTGTTCTAATGCAGTTGATATTTTTACCGCTTCTTTATAGTCCGTTTTAAAGATCGGTGGATTAGCATAGCAATTTATGCTTAAAATACAGCATAATGCTGCTACTAATGTTTTGTTCATAATAATCTCCTTATTATTATATACACTTTTTAGTTAACTTTACCGAGTATCCTACCTCTCTGTGTTCGTACTACGTATCCCATGCGAACCATGTAGGGTTCAATGCTGTTTTCTATCGTTTCCATCGCTATGCCGGTCATACCAGACAGGCTTTTTAAACCAAGAGGGTTGAGTCTATTGTTTTTTAACACGTTGATATACTTGATGTCGTTGCAATCAAAACCATGTTCATCAATACCCTGACTGTTAAAAATAGTATCAATATCTTTCTCTTCAGGATAACTATCTATATAGTTTTTATACCATTGTAATCTAGCATTTAAAATCCTTGGAGTACCTTTACTACGTTTAGCAATTTCAACCATCTCTTCATTAGTTAAATTTAATCCCAGCTTATCTGCATTCGACCCTACCAGTTTAGCTAGTACATCTGGAGTATAAAAAGAAAGATGTTCTTTAATTGTAAAACGGTCATAAAATGGTTGACTTAAACTACCACCGCTAGTTGTAGCCCCAACCATAGTAAACATTGGTATATCAATAGACTCTGGTTTATTTTCTACTAGCATATCAATTCTAAAATCCTCCATCACAGGATACAAGAACTCTTCGACTAGTTTAGGAAGTCTATGAATCTCATCAATAAATAAAACTGATCTTGGTTCCATACCCATTAAATAAGGCATTAGATTTTTAACACTTCTTACATTAGCAGCATTGACTGTATAAAGATTAACGCCCATCTCGTTAGCTATAGCACTCGATATAGTGGTCTTACCTAGACCGGGAGGCCCATCTATTAAAACATGAGGCAATACTTGACCTGAGTTTTTACAACCGTTTGTCATGATTCTCAGACGCTTCACAACTTCATCTTGACCCATGATCTCATCAAACGATGTGGGTCTTATAGTATTAGACATAACTTGCTCCAAAATTCTTCAAGGCATACTTAACTAACTCAGAACAATCATCTGAATTAATTTTATCAAAAGATTGTCTAATCATATCCTCTGCTTCCGCAGTTTCATATCCTAGACTACATAGAGTTTTAACACATTTATTCAGAGTGTCAACAGGTAGATTATTCTCGGTGACTACTGGTTTATCCTGACTATAAATTATATCTATCTTTGATATAGTCTGTGGTTTAATAATTTCCATACACTCACAGACAATTTGAAAATCTGGACATTGTGCTTCTCTTAAAAAGAGCCAATGAGAGCAACCACAATTTTCACAAATATATTTAAAGCTAATATCATATTCAGTTGGCTTCTGGATCTTCATCTGCTTTCATCTCTTCTTCTGTCTTTACCCAAAATATAAAATCGTTCTTTTCATTATCAAAGGCAGTATGTAACACGCCTTTCTTGACCAAACCTTGAACTATGTTAGAGATCATCCTTCTATTCATCTGCATCAAAAAAGTATCATAATCATCATCTGTGATATACAATAAATTATTATCCATAAAAGTAAAAGATGTAAAAATTAATTCACACTCTTCAAATGGTAAGAGTACATCCATTTCAGGATCATAATCATTCTGTATATTATCAATTTTATTCAAAAATGTAACATCGTCCATTAATTCTGTTTCATCATCAAAATTATAGTAGACTAGTTTTCTACTAAAATCTATTAGCTTTTGACTATTGCTCACCTCTAGCCAATCATCTCTTCCCATGTTTACACCTTCAGTTCAGTATGTCGAACATGCCTTTGTAGTGATTTGGTTGTTTTAATACATGAGCAGCGTTTGCTGATATGTGTTTCTTATATTCTTGCTCTATTTTATCATGGACTAAATATTTAGTTTTCCACAATCCTTCTGAGTAATGATTGCTGCCGAGGTACATAAAATACTTATCGTAATTCAATGTACCTTTCGACAGCGCATCACTCACAGGAAACTTTTTGGACTTGTCCTTTTTTGATTGTGGTATGTTGCCTACTATCCATGTATTTGAATTTTCTTCATATATTTCTTTGATTGCTTGAGACAACCATTTTTCCCAAGAAGCCCAATCAAATTTAAATGCTTTAGGATAACCATGTTCGTTATATTCGTTTGGATAAAACTTATACTCATCATCATCGTATTCGTTATATTCAGGTTCGTCATACATGGTATTCTCCAGAAATGAGGCTATGGAGTATAAAAGGAGACTATTTATTATACCCCATAACCTCTCCAAGACAAGTTTTACTAAAAATCGTACTCGTCATCCTCTTCATCATCATCAAATTGATCCCAGTAATCATCGCCGTATTCATCATATACGGTTTGATGTTCGTCTTCATCGACATAGGAATCTGCTTCAAATTCAGCTTTATACAGAGGTTTTGGCAATTCACCCTGATAAAGACCGACTACTTCATATTTACAGGTACGAAGTTTTTCGCAGTCACAATCGCTAGGAACACTGACAACATCTTGAGGATTGATTTTAACAATCACAATATTATCACCAGCATCTACGCTACCATAATTGGCTACATAGTTTAATGCTCCAGCATGAAGCCCTTGTGAGCATCCAACCTTACGATTATCGTCTACCTTTGCTCTACGCATC